GCTAAGTCTTCAGCAATGTTCGCATTGGCAGTACCAGCCTAATTGCAGTTGCGCCCCCTGCCCTAGTGGTGGGGGGACTTTTTTAACTTAATTAGGAGAAATACATGGCAACCGCATCCGCAGTAACTACTCGCAGAGGTACAGACCAATTCCGTGGTTTGTTTAGCGATACATGGGCTGTTAAAGCAACTTTGAACGCTGGTTCATTGGTTGATGGCGCAGGCGAGACTGATGACATTACGATCCCAGGCGTTGCCTTGGGTGACATGGTTATCGGTGCATCTTTGGGCGTTGATTTGGTAGGTTTGACTGTGACAGGATATGTCTCAGCCGCAGATACTGTCAAATTCCGTATCCAAAACGAGTCTGGCTCAACTGTTGACTTGGCATCCACCACCTTACGAATTGTTGTAGTTCGCATGGTCTAAAGATTGGGGGACTTGTTCCCCCTTTCTTCATAAGGAATTTAAATGGCTTTGTTCAGATGCAATCAATCAGGTAATATTGTTGAGTTCAGACAGGACTATGACATTATTGAGATGCGTAGACACCCTCAATACACAGAGGTAGATACTTCTGCTGTTGTAGAGGTTGAGAAGGTTGATGGAACAAGGCAGACACTAACTTTGAAGAAACCTATGGGAAGACCCCGTAAGGAACAATTGTTATGAGTGAAATTGACGCAAGAGATTTTGGCAAATTGGAGGCTCAAGTAGAGGCTCTCCAAACAGAGGTTCACTCTCTTGCCCAAGATGTAAAAGCACTCCTTGAACTGGCAAACAAGTCAAAAGGTGGCTTTTGGATGGGTATGACCATCGCTTCTATGGCTGGTGGTGTAATTACCTTCATTGGTGGAAAACTACTTAGATAAGGGGAAATCCTATGCCTATGGTCGGAAAAAAGAAGTTTGCTTACTCTGAAAAGGGTGAGAAAGAGGCTAAAGAGTATGGCAAGAAAAAGGGTCTTCCTGTGACCATTATGGTTGCTGTTGGAAAGCCTAAAGGTATGCCTATGCGTGGTCAGCGTACTGCTACGAACATGATGAAAAAAGCGGGTCGTGGCAAATGAAAAAGACCAAAGCACAAGCCAAAATTAGCAAAGTTATGCGTGAGTACAAGGCGGGGGAGTTGCACTCAGGCAAGGGTGGCAAGGTTGTCAAGTCTCAGAAACAAGCCATCGCAATTGCCCTATCAGAGGCTGGTAAGGCGAAGAAGAAATGAAACAAGGACTTTATGCCAATATTTGGGCAAAGAAGAAAAGAATCGCTGAAGGCTCTGGCGAGAAGATGCGTAAAGTTGGTAGCAAAGGTGCGCCAACTGCCAAAGCGTTTATTGAGTCTGCTAAAACTGCAAAGAAACCAAAAAAGGTGAAGTGATGAAAACTCCCGCTTGGCAACGCTCCGAAGGTAAAAACCCTAAAGGAGGGTTGAACTCCAAGGGAAGATCATCTTATAATGCACAAACTGGTGGCAATCTAAAAGCACCAGTAAAGTCGGGGGATAATCCTCGCAGAGCAAGTTTCTTGGCTCGCATGGGCAATATGGCTGGTGCGGAGTACAAGGATGGTGAACCAACTAGACTGCTTCTTTCGCTAAAGGCTTGGGGTGCTTCTTCCAAGGCTGATGCAAAGGCAAAAGCCAAGTCAATTTCCGCAAGGAATAAGGCAAAGGCAAGCAGATGACCTATCTAGAGTTAATTAACGATGTGTTGGTTCGATTACGGGAGACTACTGTCTCTACGAATAGCGAAACCTCATACTCCGCTTTAATTGGTAAGTTTGTCAATGATGCAAAGCGTCAAGTAGAAGATGCCTATGCTTGGAATGTCCTTGGCACGACAGTTACCCTATCTACCACTTCAGGCACATATTCCTACGCATTAACTGGTGCTGGTCAGAAGTTCCAAGTTCAGGATGTGATAAATGTCACGGGCAATGTTGGTATGAAGAATATCGACTTTGCCACCATGAATCGTTATCAGAACTTCTCCACCCCTGTAAGCGGTATCCCTGCGTATTACGCCTTTGATGGGGTAGACAGTAACAACGATACCAAAGTAACCCTCTATCCCCGTCCTGATGGCGTGTATAGCATCCCATTCTCTTTAACAGTCCCACAAGCCACTTTGTCTGCTGATGCGACTGTGATTAAAGTGCCTGACACTTTGGTGGCTCAAAACGCCTATGCAAGGGCTTTGGTGGAGCGTGGTGAGGATGGCGGGCTGACTTCCTCAGAGGCGTATTCGCTATACAAAGCAATGTTGTCTGACTACATAGCATTGGAAGGCACACGATACCCTGAGAACCAAGGATTTGTAGCAACATGAGCCAAGCAATTGCAACATACAGCATAAGTGCGCCAGGCTTCTACGGGCTGAACACACAAGACTCGCCCCTTGATTTGGCGGCAGGCTATGCTTTGGTTGCCACAAATTGCATCATTGACCAATATGGACGCATTGGCGCACGAAAAGGTTGGTCAAGGGTTAACTCATCAAGTGGTAACTTAGGTGCAAATGATGTCAAGGTTATCCATGAGTTAGTTCAGGCTGATGGCACTTTGACTGTGTTGTTTGCTGGCAACAACAAGTTATTCAAGTTAGGCGCATCTAATGCTGTTACAGAACTCACCTACGGGGGAGGGGGTACAGCACCTACTATCACAGCAAGTAACTGGCAATGTGCTTCTTTAAATGGAATCACCTACTTCTTTCAGTCTGGTCATAACCCATTGATATATGACCCTGCCGTAAGTACAACTACTTATAGGCGTGTTTCTGAGAAGACAGGCTATGCGGCTACTGTGCCTGATGCAAACATTTGTATATCAGCATTTGGTCGTTTATGGGCGGCTGATACTACCTCTAACAATGCTACTGTTTACTTTAGTGACTTGATTGCAGGCCATGTTTGGTCAACAGGAACATCTGGTTCTTTAAATGTCAACAATGTTTGGGTGAATGGTGCTGATCAGATTACTGGTTTGGCGGCTCATAACGGCTTCTTATTTATCTTTGGTAAGCGTCAAATCTTGGTTTACGCAGGGGCAACTACGCCTTCCTCGATGACCTTGAGTGACACAGTTGAAGGCATTGGTTGCATTGCTAGAGACAGTATTCAGACCACAAGCACAGATGTGTTGTTTTTGTCCAACTCAGGTGTTCGTTCATTGATGAGAACGATCCAAGAGAAGTCTGCGCCTGAGAGGGATTTATCTAAGAACATTCGTAATGACTTGATGAGCGTAGTGGCTGGTGAGACATTAGCCAACATTAAGTCTGTTTACTCTGAGCGTGAGGCGTTTTACTTGTTGACTACACCTAGTATTGATGCCGTATGGTGCTTTGATACCAAGGGCATATTGCCAAATGGTGCGTCAAGAGTAACGACATGGGATTCTATGGAGCCAACAGCGTTCTTGTCTCGCAGAGATGGAAGTCTCTACATTGGCAAGAATGGTTATATTGGCTTGTATAACACCTATCAGGATTACACATCTTCTTATCGGATGCTGTATTACACAAACCATGCTGACCTTGGCAATCAGAATCAGACATCAATTTTGAAGAAGTTGTCGATTGTGGTGATTGGTGGAAGCAACCAGACTGTGACATTCAAGTGGGGCTTTGACTTTAAGACCAACTACTTGTCAGACAACGATACGATTCCTACTCAGGGCGAGTCCTATTATGGGATTGCTGAGTATGGTGCTAATGCTACGACTGTTGCCGAATACAGTGATGGTGTGGCTTTACAGACATTGACAGTATCTGCAACTGGCACAGGAAAGATTGTTCAAACTGGTTATGAATCAGACATAAATGGAACACCATTGTCAATTCAAAAGATTGAGATACAGGCTAAACAAGGGAAAATATCATGAGTGATTACACCAAAAGCACGAACTTTGCTACCAAAGACAACCTATCTTCTGGAAATCCATTAAAGATTGTCAAGGGTACTGAGATTGACACAGAGTTCAATAACATTGCTACGGCTGTTGCGACTAAGGCAGATTTAGCATCTCCAACATTTACTGGTACGCCTACATTGCCTACTGGCACGATTGCAACGACTCAAAGTTCGGGAAACAACACAACTGCAATAGCAACTACTGCGTTTGTTCAGGCGGCGATTGCTTTGCTTTATCCTGTTGGCTCTATCTATACAAATGCGACTGTCAGCACAAACCCCGCTACCTTGCTTGGCTTTGGCACTTGGACAGCCTTTGGCGCAGGGCGTGTCATGGTTGGCTATGACTCTAGCAATGCTTTGTTTGATGCGGCAGAAGAAACTGGTGGTAGCGCAGATGCTATTACTGTAAGCCACACCCACACGGCAACCTTTACGGGTACTGCATTAGGAACACATAGACACTATGTTGGCTCTAATGACTCAACGGCAAATGATGGTGGCGATGCTGGTAATAGAGAGTTTGTTAGAAATGCTGACACAGGCAATGGCCCTGCTACCTACACAAACTATGAATCTGCTGGCACACCCGCTGGTTCTGTCTCTGTTGCATCGTCAGGCTCTAGTGGCACAAATGCTAACTATCAGCCATACATAACTGTTTATATGTGGAAAAGAACGGCATGATTGCAGAAGAAGTTATACAAGTCATTGATGGAACATTGGATGACATTGAGAACTTTGACGAGATTGCGTTGGAACATTGGGAGTATTTCAAGAATAAAAAGCCAATGTTCAACAAGGAATATCTTGGTAAATTGCGTGTTGCAATAGCCAAGGATGAAGGAAGGACAGTTGGGTATGCGTTTTATGGGTTTTTCAAAAGCCCCTATTACGATGAAATATGGTGTCAGGTAGATATGTTCTTTTTGACTCCATCATGCAGAGGAAATGGGATAGGTAAAAAGATGTTTGATCTTGTTGAAGAAACTGCAAAAAACAATGGGTGTAAAAGACTTATTACGAGTTATAACTTGAAAGAGTCTTTAGAAATGTTTTACGAGAAACTTGGTTTTAATGCTACTCATGTAGCGGTAGCAAAGGAGATTTGATATGCCAGTAACTGGTGCAATGATACTTGGTGGTGCAAATATAGTTGGTGGCTATATGCAAGGAGAGTCTGCTAGAAAGGCTGGGCAACAGTCTGCGGCGGCTCAATTAGAGGCGGCACGAATAGCGGCAGATGCGGCTAAGTTTCGTCCTGTTGGAGTAACAACGCGCTTTGGTGCATCTCAGTTTGAGATGAGTCCTGAAGGATATTTGCAGAGTGCAGGATACACAGTATCACCTGAACTACAACAATATCAGGATCAGTTACAAGCCCTATCGCAACAACAAATCCAACAGGGCTTAATGGCTCCACAGCAGTACGCTCCTCTACAAGGTGCGGCGGGTGGGTTATTTAGTCTTGGTCAACAGTATTTGGCTCAAACGCCTCAACAAGTAGCGCAACAATACATTGCTAGACAACAAGACTTACTTGCGCCTAGTCGTGAGAGAGAAATGGCGCAATTACAAAATAGGCTTTTCCAAACAGGGCGTGGAGGCTTGTCTGTTGGTGCTACGGGTGCTAGACCTAGTGGTGCGGCAGGATTAGGTGCTACTACTCCTGAAATGGAAGCGTATTACAACGCCTTGGCACAACAAGACTTACAACTTGCGGCACAAGCACAAGAGGCTGGTCAACGGCAAACTGCATTTGGTGCAGGGTTGTTTGGCACAGGTTCGCAATTGCTTGGTCAGTATCAGGCTGGTCAAGTTGGTGCGTTATCACCATTCCAAACATCGCTTGGTTTGGGTGGAACTATTGAATCAATGGGTCAACAAGGATTGGAGTTGGGTTCTGCTCTTGGTGGTAGGTCTGCTACGGCTGGCGCAACTGCTGGAAGATATTTGCTTGCTGGTGGTCTAGGTGCGGCAGAGGCAATGCAAAAAGCCAACGCTTACAACCCATTGGCTAATGTTTTACAAGGCATTGGATCAAATCCATATCTTGCTCAAGGAGCGGGGAGAGGAATTTCTAGTTTTTACGATGGAATAGTAAATCCATATACAGTAGATACAAGTGGTATTGGCATGGGAAGTTTAGGTAGCGTAGATACTGGTTCATTAGCCCCAGGCAGTTTTAGATAAGGAGAAACCAAATGGCAACAGATATAGTAGGTGGTTTGTTTGGAATAACTCCTGAAGCATACCAAGCAGAACAAAATCAGTTAGCGTTAGCACAAGCATCTAAACTGGCTCAACAAGACCCGTTTACATCTGCTCGTACTAGCCTTATCTATGGTGGTAGACAGTTGGCTGGTGCATTGGGTGCTGAAGACCCACAGTTACAGATAATCAGCGCACGAAATGCTGTTATGAAAGGCGTAAATCTTAGTGATCCAGAAGCATTAAAAGAGGCATCTTCAAGACTTGCTCAAATTGGTGATATGCAAGGTGCTTATGGTTTGGCAGAGGTTGCTCAAAAACGTGCTGAATCTGAGGCGGCAGTAAATTTACGGGAAGCGCAAGCAATCAAAGCACAAATGTTGCCTAAATTAACTGGTGACGAAAGATATATTGCTCAACTTAATTTTGTTGAAAATAAGTTGCGTAGAAATGAAAAACCATCTGCCGAAGAATTGTCTATGGCAAACATAGCCTCTCAAATGCTTTCAAGACCAAGATCATTCTTTGATCAAGCAAGTGGACAAACTGTTGTTATTCCTGCAACAGACCCATCTAAAGCATTTCCATTGGTATTTAAGCAATTTGGTGGAGAAGAAACTGCACAACCTAAACCATCAGAAGGTGGTGCGCCATCTGCGGAAGTAGGTAAACCATCTATGCCTACTGTTGGAACCGCTACTGTTCAGCAAGTTACAAGAGGCAATTTGCCTGCTGGTGTTATTCAAGATATTGCGGGTATTGATAAGCAATTAAAAGAAATAGAAAATCGTGCTCCTCAACTAGACAAGTTTTTGTCAAAGATTGAGAACGGGGAAGTTAAATATAACTTGGCAACAAACGCATACGATATTGCTGGCTCTATTATTCCTCCTATTTGGGGTGGAAAAGAAATTGGCAAACAAATTGATAAAGATGAAATTCAAAGGGCATTAACTGCTAGGGTTAATTCTGTACTTAATGCCGCTAAAGGTGTTCAAGCAAGAGATGACGCAAAACGGGCGGAAATGCAAATTGCTTCGCCATCAACATTTTTAAGTTCAGAGCGAATGGCTGGAGCAATACGAGGCTTGCAAAAAGCAGAAAAAAGTTTAGAAGAAGAATTGTTGGCTGAAAAGCAAACACTTCAGTCAAAAGGACAACCAGCGTCTCCAACAACATCACCTGCACCAAAAGGAAAATCAGGAGAGTTGAGCAGAGAAGAAAAAATAAATGCTTTTATTCGTGCTAATGGCGGAAAGCCAACAAAAGAACAAGCGGAGTCATTTTTAAAGTCCAAGGGCTTACTTAACTAAGGTGGTACATCATGGGTTTATTTGATGAATGGAAAAATAAGTCTTATGCTGAAAAAATGCAACAGACTTACCTTAGTGACTTTGAAAAAGGTCAAGTAAATAAGGGAAAAGAAATGGCTGAAGGCTTAGTCCAATCTGTATTGGAACTAGGCGTAAAGACTGGATTAACACGTCAAGAAACTCTTGATAAGTTAAATGCTCGTCTTGCACAACAACCTGATCGTCTTAGTTACGATAATAAAGTAATGGGCGCAATGGGCGAGATTGTTGGCGAACTGACAATTGCCGCACCTGCATCCGCTATGGGTTGGTTTGGTACTGGTGGAAAGTTAGCACAAATAACAAAACAAGGCTTATTTGGTGGTGCTTGGGAGTACTTTACAAAACCCGTATTACCAACAGAAGATAGAGGACAAAAAGCAACTCAGGCTGGCGCAACCGCTGGCGGAGCAACTGCTGTTTTAGGGTTGGTGGGAAGACCAATTGAAAAACTAACTCATTACGACTTCAAAGAGAACATTAAAGCGGTTAAAGATGCTTCTGCCTCATTGGGAATAAGTCCAAAATTACTAGGCGACTTTACTGGTAGCGAATCAACTCGTGCGGCTGAAGCCATTAGTAAAGCCCGTGGTGGCGGTGTTGTAGGTATGCTAAAAGACAACATAAACCAGTTGAAAACCGCTGGTGGAACAATTGAAACAAAAATAACTGGTGGAAAAGTTTATTCAGGTAAGGCTGGTGAAAATGTTGCTAAGGCTGTTCAAACTAACTATACAGATGCCACAAGAGAAGGAAATAAGTTATATACAAAGTTAGACACTCTTGCCACTCAAAACAATTTAACAAAGATTGTTCCGTCTGAGACTGAAATGGCTGTCAGCGATGTTCTTTCACAGTATGGTGATTTATTTAAAACACTAGAAAGACCTGCATTAGAAGCAAAATTAACTTCTTTTGGTGGAAAACTTGGAAAAGAAGAAGTCAAACAACCTGCGGGATTGATACTTTCTGAGTCTGGTGCTCCAATTATTCCTGAGATTAAAGGGCCAGCAGAGTTCACTTTCTCCGATATTCGCAAGGCAAGAGAGGGTCTTGTAGACGCTTTACAAGCCGCCAAAGGACAAGGAAAGTTAGGCAATCAAGAGGCAATTAGGCTCAATGAAATTATTGATGCTATGGACAGAGACATTGATAAATGGGGACAGTCTGTTGCTCAAAATAAAACAGTTTCAGATGCTTGGGAAAACGCTAGAGCATTTTGGAAAGGAAATGTAATTCCATTGCGTGATGCTGACTTGGCAGTATCAATGATAAAAGACCCTAATTCTGGTGAATTAAAAACAGATATTTCTAAACTTGTTGGAAAGATTGTTTCCGCAGAAGCCACTGGTCAAGAAGGTGCTAAACGTGCCGCAATGATGGTTGCCAAGGTGTTGCCTGATGATGTTAAGGCTGATGTAGCGGCGGCTACTTTCAATACCGCCCGTACTCAAGCAACTGATGCCGCAGGTAACTTTGACCCAATCAAGTTTTCTACTTTTTTACAGTCTAGAAAGCAAAACCTCCAACCATTCGTTTCTGAAAATTTAGATACATTGTTAAACAAATATAGTTTCTTGTCTCAATCAATGACTCGTCAGGGTGGCGCATATGGTGGTTTAGATGAGGCATCTTCTCAAGCGGCAAGGATGGCGGCGGCTTCTATCGTTGGTGGCCCTACTGGTGCGGCAATCGCCTCTGTTCCTGCCAATAGGTTGATGGAAATGGTTTCTCGCTCTGCTTTTGACACAGAGGCAGGAAGAGCCATTATGTTGTCAGGCAAGACATTGGATGACTTTAGACCATTGTTAACAGGTGGGTTGATGTCAAATCAATTGCCAGAAGGCGTTGTGGCTACTCCTGAGTGGGTAATTCCACCTGAATTGGGCGGTCAACCACAACAACAACCTAGCATGAAGCCAGAAGAATATGTAATTCCTGAAGAAATTATGCCGATGGCTGTTCAAACAATGGGGGCAGAGAATGTTGCTCCAAACAGAAGTCCTTTTTCTGGGATAAACCCACAACTTCAGCCTCAATAGGAGTAAACCATTGATCCTTTTTCTCTCCTCATGTTGGCGCAAGGTGCAGTTGGCTTTATTAAGCAAGGCTGTGCAATGCTCCATGAGGGGCGAATGGAACTCGAAGGTGCTAAGAAAACAGTTGAAGGCGTACTTGCAGATGTCAAGGCCATCAAGGGCATTTGGCAGTGGCTCATTGGCCTACTTAGTGGAAAGCCCAAGTCCAAACCAACAGAAGAAGCCCCCAAGCCTCTGGCGAAAGCGAAAACCGCTTCCAAGAAGCAACAGTCTTATGAGGAGATGGAACTCTTACTCATTAAGGACATTGGTGAGAAACTTGGTCTTTTATTCGATACACAACAGCAAATCAACAATTACTATCGGTCATTAGAGGAAGAATCAAAGAATGTCTATGATCCTGACCAAAATAGTAGCAAGAAAGCGATTGAGAGGACTCTAATTGAGTTGCAACTTGAGAAACTGATGGAACAAGTGAGGGAGGCGATGGTGTATGCGCCCTCTGAGTTGAAGGACTTGTATAGCAGATTCTTGAAGATGTATGCAAAAATTGAGCAAGAGCAAGAGTGGGCGAGGTCGGAGATGATCAGGAAGGCTCGAATTGCTAGATGGAGACAAGAACAAGAGGAAATTCGCCAGATTGAGAGGATAAGTAGTTTGGTTGCTGTTGGGTTTATTTCATTGATCTTTGGGTGGCTGATGTGGCAACTGCAAAACTTATCTGGTGGGTTCTAATTGGAGTGATGCTCTGTGTTGTTGTTGGCGCAACCTCAATGGCCTATGTGGAGACTCTTTACATGAAAGCACAACTAAAGCGTGAAATGAAAGAATTGCGTAAATTGAAACAAGAACTGAAAGAAACCAAATGAAGTATTTATTGGTGCTGATGCTTTTAGTTGGTTGTAGCGACCATTATCGCTATGAGTGCCAGAATCCCAAGAACTTTGCACTAAAGAAGTGTCAAAGACCTGATTGCCAATTCACCCAAGACTGTCCCGATTACCTCGTAGCACCTATATTGGAAAAACAAGTCCTTCAACCACCTGCTCAACCTGCATCTGATGGGAAGTAAAGATGAAACTAGAAAATCACCCTGTCCACGACCAAATTCAACTTGTTGAAACTTATGTTTGGGCAGGGGTTGTAATGATAGTTACTGTAATCCTTGCAGGAATAGTTATCTTCATGTTGTACAGCCTTGCTTTTGTTGTGCAACCAATTAAGTCAATGGCTCCTATTGATCAAGCCTTTGCCAAAATGCTCAACGACATTGTTTTGCTCATTGTTGGTGGCATTGGTGGCGTGATGTCTCGTAAGGGTGTGCAAGCCTTGTCTGAGAAGATATCAACGCCTACAACACCCCCTGTAACGCCTCCTAGCACCCCTACAACGCCCCCACCACCATCTACCTCTACTTGGGTGTCATCTGGTGCTATGCCAGCATGGGTGAATCCTCCTTTGGATGAGGAATGGAGAGCGCCACCACCACCTACCACCCCACCTGACTATATTGATCCTGAGAAGGAGAAAATAGCCAATGAGAGGGCATTAGCGAGGGCTGATCAATGATTCCAAACCCTTGGGTAATCTTAGGCGTTCTATTGGCTTTAGCAGGCTTTTATGGTTATGGACACCATAGAGGATGGGATGATCGTGATATTGAGATGCAAGCAGAGATTGCTGTCAAGAACGAGGAAGCCCGTGTAAAAGAGCAAGAACTCACCAAACAACTTAATGAAAACTCAACCAAATTGATGGAGGCCAATAATGCCATTACTGAAAAACAGTCTAGTCTTGATCGTGCTATCCGTGCTGGTAGGGTGCGCCTCCCGACCCCAAGTTGCCCACAAACCAGTCCAAATACCCCCGTTGCCAGCGGAAATAGCGGTCAAACGGGAAGCGAATCTGACACAGAGACTCTCCGACTTATTGCTCAAATCGCCGCAGACGGAGACAAAGCCATCAACCAACTCAACGCCTGTATCGACAGTTACAACAAAGTGATGGAGACTGTAAATGGTAAACGCTGAACAACTAAAACAACTCCATATTGGTGCGGAGTGGGTGGATGCTCTAAATGAGACATTCTCACGCTTTAACATTGCTACAAAGAATCAAAAGGCTATGTTTATCGGTCAATGTAGCCATGAGTGCGGTAATTTCCGTATCCTTGAGGAAAACCTAAACTACAAGGCGGCAACGCTTATGAGGTTGTGGCCTAAAAGGTTTCCTACCTTGGAGAAAGCCAATGAGTATTCTGGCAACGCTAAAAAAATTGCAAATTCTGTCTATAGCCTACGCATGGGCAATCGTGACGAAACTTCTGGTGATGGCTATAGGTTTAGGGGTCGTGGTTGTATTCAACTTACTGGTCACTCGAATTATTTTCATGCTGGCAAAGCATTGGGTGTCGATTTCGTTATGGAGCCTGATCTTGTTTCTACTCCTAAATATGCCGCCCTTACTGGTGGATGGTTTTGGTCTACCCACAACTGTAATGCTCCAGCGGATGCCCTTGACTACACTAAAGTGACCAAGATCATAAATGGTGGCACTATCGGGCTAGATGACCGCATAAAGCACGTTCAACACGCTCTAGCGGTTCTAGCCTAATCACTTCTCTTGGCTAAACCAAAGGATAGCGAATAGTATTCCTACGCCTACAACTGCTCCAAGAAACAGCAAGACAAAGATAGTTAGAATTGTCTCTATCACTTCACCTTGCTCCTGATTACATCCTCAAAGCACTTAAACAGGGTTAAAACTGCACTTACAAAGGCTGGTGCAATCATGCCTGCTATGAAAATTAAGACTTCACTCATACTTTGACCTTTAAGATACGTTGTTGTTTGCCTGACATTCCTGCCCTTGTCAGACCCGTATCCTCAATATACCCCTTTTCTAGCAATCCTTTGAATCGTGCTGTGACGCTAGAGTAGGGCTTACCTGGCAACTTAGCCAATACCTCATCTTGGGTACAGCCATCAGGGAATGATCCAATAGTTTCGTATACAAGTTGCTCTAGGGTGGTTGTGTTGACCCCTTGTGCCGCTTGTTTACTCGTTGGTGGCGAGTCTTTCCTTGCCAACTTAAATGCTGGTGAGCCAAAGAACTTTTCTACCTCACCGCCAAACCATGTTTTGTCTAATAAACTCATATTTACTCCTGTTAAAAATTGGGTGGAGGTACTCGCTCCATTGGCATTTGGGAGTCCAAACCTGTTGTGCCAACATCCGCTTTCCCTCCGATATTCACACTTTAGAAGGGAATGTCAGAATCGTCAAGATTCTTAGGCATAGGCTTGCTTGCTGGTGGTTGTGCATCCCGTGGAGATACCGCCAAACCCATGAATTTGCCTGTTTTACCTTCTTTTATCCAAGCAGATAGCCAGTATTCCTGACCATCTACCATGATATTTCCTTTGTAATCAGGATGCTTCTCTGTTTCTTTCTTGTCGTTCTTAAACAAGACACCTGAGTTATCTTTCTTCTCCATATTAACCTTTCAAATCATTTAACTTATTAACTTTGTCATCCACTTCCTTGAGGAACTGAATAACCTCTCCTTCGAGTTCGGCAAGATACTTGTCATCTCTGGGTATCCTTTTGACAAACAACTGAAGTCCCTCTGGCATCCGTGGGTCGTAACTCACGAAATCGCACCAACTACGCCCTGTGCAAGCCATCTGCCATTGCATCTGGTCATAGTATTTCTTTGCCACTTCCTCGCCTAGTAAGGTGCTGATATGGGTGGCAGTTATCGGACACTTGATCTCTAAGCATCCATCATCGCCTACAAGCCCGTCAGGAGAGGCGGCAGACATGGCAATTGTTGGATGGTCAATAGCACCTACCTCGTCTACCAAAACGCCTGTTTTAGCCTCGTATGCGGCTCTAGCAAATGGTTCGTTGGTTGTCCCCCATTCCATTGCCGCATTTGTGTACGACTCAGCGACTTGGTTGGTCATGCGCTCGACTACCAACTGAGCCATGTAGTTAGCACGACTCGTTGAATAACCTGACTTTGTTTTAGCAACGATGTCTGCTATGCGTGATGCAGTAGCCTTGCCACAGCGTTGTGCGAACCAAGCCTCTGAACCTTGGATTATTTCTTCACTCATTTCCTGTCTCCTTCTTTTATTAACTCAACTCGCCAAACAAGAAATTCATGTTCCAAGCCCTTTTGTTTCATCCAAGTTCCGAAGTCTTTAACTAAATTAGATCGTCCGATTTCTGAAAAGTCATAGAAAGAAGCAATACGAGCCTTAAAAATTATCTCTTCTGTAACTGCATGAACTGAACTCATTTCAACTCCTTCTTCTTAGCGTCCTTGGCGGCAATCATCTTGGTCTGCCATGCCTTATTTCCATCAGTAGCCGCAAATGCCTCGATGTAAATGTTCTTTAGTTCATCAACTGTGGTGGTGGCTTGGATAGCCGCAATGTAGTCCAACATCTGCCCCTCGTCAGGAGTTCCTTCATCGCTTTCACCTTCAGGTAAATCTTCACCTGCATAGATATACAAGCCCAAACCATGCAGACTGAGTGCCTTGGTCATACAACGCATGATGGCTGTATTGACTGCAAATGCGTCTGGATTAGGGATTGCTTTATTGCGATAGTCCATCACGGGAAGTTGGCATGTCATTGGTTTGCCAAACAATGTGACAGTTACGAACACCATTGCTGTGCCGTTGATGTCCATGAAACACTTATCGCCAAACATCTCTACTTTGAATGTGGCACTTGAATCGGCTTTGAGAGCCTCTGCCCATGCCCAAGCCCATGATAAGTAGGTTAGGTTATTCTTCTTCTCTGTATGCTCATTTACGTTAGTTTTGAGCAATCTTTCTATTAAGTCTTTGCGATCAACCAAATAGCCTACGCTTTGTGGGTCTTGCGCCAAATCTTCCATATTAACTTTATCTTTCATCATTAACTCCTGTTTGATTGTTGACTCTGTTTAACTTGCTCTTGACCTATCCAGTGACTTAACCCAATCAAGTCTGAAATGATTTTGTTTATCTCTGAATAGAACCCAGTATATTGCTTATTCAAACACATTTTATCTAGGGTTTTCACCGATTGTTCTATCCTCATTAGGATGGTTGAGTAGTCGTTCAAAAGTATCTCCAAATAGCAACTGAAACCATGCTGATAACAGTAATAAGTCCAAATAAAACCCACACATCATTGATGTGCGGTGCGCTGTAATAAGGCCCTTCAAATATGCCCTCGTTAACATATTCCTTGGGGTAGGCTTCCTCTAGTGTGCGAGAAAACATACGGGTTGTTGGGTTGAAATCATCCATTGAGAATCTCCTGTGCTATTTGTTTTTGATCATTTGGAAACAAGTATTTGAACTCTACAAAGTGGTTTTCATAGCAACAAGTGATCTTCTCGCCTTGTGGCTCTAAGCAGTAGCAACAATAGTAAACCTCTGCTTGATCTTCATAGATGGCTTGTAGTTCGTCTTTGATTTTCATTTGCCCTCCAGCACTTTAATGCGTTGCTCTAGTTTGGCAACCAAGGCTTCTAGGTCTTTGATGCGATCCAACAGCATATTGTTGTATGTGTAGTCGCTCTTTCTGTATGGGGCTGTAACGCCCACAACTGGTCTATCCATATTCACTCCTATCTTAAAAAATGTTAACGTTTCATCTGCCTTACAAATGCGGCATAACTAGCGGCTGTGTCCCCAAAAGGCAACTTAGCCAACTCGACTGCCACCTCTTCTATCACATCGTTTCTAAGCAAGTTGTAATCTGTGCTTTGAGGCAATGTGCGTAGATTCTCTGTCAAATCCCTGACCAATGCTCGTTGAATTGAACCATCTGTAACGCCCGTAGCAACCTCTTTCTGCTCTGCAAGATACTTTGCTTTACGCATCTCTTCAGTCACATTGATGTTGAACTCCAGTTCATCGAAGGCTTGGTCAAGTTTGTCGTTCATTCTCTCACCCTAATAGTATCAACTATGTTTTGTGCAAGATGTAAGTCTTTCACCATGTTGAAAATGATAGAACTCACAACATCACGCTCATGTTCAGCACCTAGTTCGTAACTATTACACATAGCGGTGATTGTGTTCTCGCTGACTGCCGCCATTCTCAGGTGCGTAACCATCTCAGTTTTAGTCAAAGGCTTCCTCCCATTCTTTTTTCCATTGTGTAGTTATATCTCGCATCTCGTCCATTGCTTTGTTTTCACAATGGTTGTATTGCTTGTGGTCAATGTCGTAGGTGATGTGCTTGTCTTGCTCATCAAACACGGCAAAGTCAATCTCATAGTCATCGCTGTGGTCAGGGTCTAACTCATCGCCAGGTGTCAGTATGTCAAAACACACCAAGCACTCGCCAATGCCTTCCAAGTACACGCAAATCTCATGTTTAAAGTCACTAGGTTTTACCGACATATTCACTCCTTTTTAAGTTGGTGAGAGGATTGTCAAGGAATAAAAAAGGCTTGTGAACTAGGACAAACCCTATGTTGACAAACTATTTTTAAAGGTAGTATTGCCTGTCAAAAGGAGACTTACATGGAACTAAAACTTGGTCACATGACCATACTCAAAAGATTAGCATATTCATCTTGTTCACTAAAGGACTTCACCCATGCCTCTCAGGGCGTAGGCAACCAAGGCCACCACTACGAGAAATATCTCAGCGACATAGAGAATTGGGGTTATGCGGTATTGATAGGAGATTACTATCACATCACAGGATTTGGGGTTGCCAAGGTGGAAGAGAAGAAGATGCCCAGACCAGTTGCCACCAAGATAAGCGCAGGCACAACCACAGAACTCTATGACGGGGCTGACTTGAAGCAAAGTGGCATCAGGGAAGGTGCATTTGATTTTTTACAATACCCGAGTAAATTTGGGGATAATTTAGTTTATCCAAGAGTTTCGCTATAATAGTTTGAAACACGGCTAGATACGAAGTCATGAGCGTATTGAAAAGGGTTACACCTTCCCCTGCCGAGGTTTCTCTCAAAGGTGCTTGAAAAAGGTAAAAACCATGCATTACTATCAGCACCATATTGGTGACTTTATTAAAGCCACGGCAAGACTCTCCGATGGTCAAACAATGGCTTATTTGCGTCTTTTATGGATGTATTACGACAGCGAAAAGCCACTTAAACCAGACACAAAAATACTTGCTTTTCAGATTGGGGCTTCTCAAGAGGATACCCAACTTCTATTGGATAGTTATTTCATTCTTTGTGAAAACGGGTGGCATCAAAAACGATGTAACCAAGAAATTGAAGAATATAGAGCATTGTTAAACAAAAAGTCTACTGCTGGTAAAGCATCTGCTGAACAGAGGAAGAACAGGCGTTCATCAGGTGTTGAACAGGTGTTGAACAGCAGTTATACAGATGAGCAACTAACCAATAACCATAAACCAATAACCAATAACCAAGAACCAATTATTCAAGAAGGTAAACCTTCTTTGTCTGGAACTACGTTCCCGCCATGCCCGCACACCGAGTTATTAAAACTTTGGGCAAAGAATTTGCCTCACCTTACGCAACCAAGAACTTGGGAAGGAAACAGGCAAGCCAACATGAGGCAAAGATGGATTCAGGCTAGTAAACCATCTGCATACTCGACTGATGGCTACAAAACAACAGAAGATGGCTTGAAGTGGTGGGATTCGTTCTTTGGATACATCGCCAACGATACCTCCTTGGCAAAAGGCTTTGAGGCCAAAGGCAGAACTTGGTTGCCAGACCTTGAGTGGGTGGTAAATGCTACTAATTTTCAGAAAATCATTGATGGGAAATACACAAAATGACCTTTGCTAAACCAGAAAAAGACAGTTATCGTGGTGGGAAAGTTGGTGGTGAAGATGCGCCACCGCCACCAAAACCATGCTCAGAGTGTTATCAGATAACGCCTCACAAAGACCTGATGATTTATGGTGCTAGGTGCATGACTTGTTATGACTCATATTGCCGACAAAGCCCGTCATACATGGCAGAACCCAACAAATACCCAAATGACCCTAGAGGTTGGGCAAAACGAATCATTGATAAACACAACGAAGGCAGACCAGTTGCGAGAATTGCCTTGGAATTTGCTAGAGAGGCACTAAGATGACGCTAGACCATGCAAGAACCATCCTCAACAGAGTTAGAGAAGGCTACCCAATGCCCCTATCTCTCACAACTCAAGCCCTTCAGCAAACAGGAGACATTCCTGACTTTCCTGACAAACCATTACGCACTAATGGCAATGAACCCAAAGACGATAGAACAGGCGAGACACAGAACAGTAGAACTGAAGAAGGATTTTCCTACTCTCGGTATCTCGATAGCCAACAGAATCAAGGAATTAAAGAATGACTCACTTAACTAAAGAAGAATTGTTAGACAAATTTGCGACTGAAGCAATGAAGGCATTGATTGCAACAGAAAAACACAATGCTGGAAGTGCCGCACGACTTGCTTACCAAATAGCAGAAAGCATGATTGACGAAAAAGACAGGATTCTTGAGCGCTGGAAAGTCAACGAGGATATAAAAACAGGCGGTATTGATAGGTTAAATCTACCAGTAAGGTATGAGCATTGTTTGCGTTCCGAGGGAATTCATACAACTGCACAACTTCAGCAATGGAGTATTAGAGAACTGCGTAAAGTGCCAAATTTAGGGTTAAAGGGCATACAGCATATTGACTATGCAATGCTCGCTATTGGATTGCATTTAAAAGGGCAAGAGCCATGCGTGAACACATGAGACATAACATTGATTACATGAAAGTTTATGCCAAATCGGGTGACAAAATTCCAATTTACCCTTTTCCTTGGAAAGGCAAACCATTTATAGGCGTAGTGCAAAAGGTAAAAATGAATAAATTTGGCAGAGTAAGTTACATCGTTGACGGGAAGGAAATCCATGCAGAAGAACTTATGCCTGAAAGAAACCAAGAAAAACTAAGAATGAGGATAACTAAATGAAATGCCCTAAATGCCAATCAGATAAAAACAGGATTACAGAGACAATCCAGCATGAGGAATTCACCTATCGTAGACGAATGTGCAATATCTGCTTTAAGTTGTTCAGGACAAAAGAAGAGGTGTTCAAAGGGGTATTGCCACAAAAGCCCCGTAAATTAACAGAGCCAAAGCAGACAGAGTATCAAAAGCACTTTGCAACAGACTTGCTTAAAAGGTTCTGGAAATGACAGTTTTCTGCGGGGTAGACCCTGCGAGTGCAACGGGTGCGGTAGGTGTTTTGGATTCAGAGGGTAATTACATTGAATCTTTTATGATTGAGCATCAAGACAAGCACATTAGGGCAATGGTGCTTAAAAATGCACTTTTAAGGGCAATAGACCCCAAGGAAGGGGCAGAGATAGCCATTGAGATGCTATACAGTCGCCCAGGTCAATCAGCCTCTGCCATGTGGACATTTGCAAGGGCAGTGGGTGCAATAACCGCCATTTGTGAATTAACCGCCTATCCCTGCCACATGGTGCGCCCTCAAGTATGGAAGGGCTTTTTCCATATTCACGACAAAGAGGATTCGCTCGATATAGCCCGTATGTTTTGGCCTGAAGCCCCGTTAAAGCGAAAGAAGGACAACAACCTAGCCGAAGCCCTACTTATTGGGGAATATTGGAGGCAACAAGTCAAAGGGTTAAGAAGTGCCAAAACCGCTACCAAATAGACCCAAATATGACGAAATGCATGGGCATTTGTTCAAGTTAACAGAGGCAGAACGGCACATTCTGAGGACAATAGGAAAAGGCAGTTATGCGGAGGGCGTAAGAATTTGCATTATGTGGGGCGCACATTTTTACAATTTGGGGCTGAATACTGAGATGGATTTGCGCCATATCGGGCTTGTGACTGTTTCAACGACTGACGAATACCCCAACGAGTAGGGCAAAAATGCATTAAAACGGGCTTTCTAGGCGTTATTTTGTGGTTGGCATACATCGGAGAAGGGTAAGCGGCTAAAACGGGCTTTTACGGGGCTTTTTTAGGGCATAAAAAAACCACCCCGAAAGGTGGTTGTAAGTGAGTGCTTACTAACTTATGTATTTGCTTTTAAATAATCTCTAACAATGTCCATCTCCTCGCCTGAGACGCTCCACTCATCACGATTTCCGCCATCTAAGCATAATCCCTCACCTTTGGTATATTGACGGCCATAGAAACCCTCATGCCCCAATAATGTGCCGACATAATATCTAGAGACAAACTGACCAAACTCTGTGTGGGGATATCTGGCATCATAAAATTCTGCCATTGGCTTGTCGTTGTCATGGATGAGGCAAAAGTCCCGCCCGTATTTATCGCCATTTTTTACAATGCGAACATTATATTTTCCAACATTAAGCATTTTATTAACTCCTTTTGATGTAAGTGCTTACTAACTTATTTAGTCTTTAATTTATCTCTCCAGTTTTTAGCGGTTTCTTCATCAAGTAACCAAATGGGCGAAAGTCCCATTTTGTCGGCTTGATAATCTGCCTCTGCTATATCTGAAAATTTACCTATGCAATAAATTTCTCCGTCATTGTTTAAACAAAACCATATTTTCATTTTTACACCTCTTTATTTGCGTTTAAGGATAATTTGAAGGATTAGGGCTAGGGTTGCATAAATCATGCGGTTTCATCTTCATAAACGCCGCACGTCAACTCTTGCGCCACCATTTCAGAGCAAAGCCACACAACGGCATTTGCAAAACTAGGGAAATGGCCTAATTCATCCGTCACATAATCGGGAAAATTCCCTACTTGCTCCTGATACTCGGCCAGTATGTCGTGCAATTCATGGGCAAATTTGCGATAAATGGCCTCTGTTTCATTGTAATAAATCATGCCACCAACACCACCAGAGCACCCATGATTAGCAATATCTGCTAACTCATTTTGCGAATAGTTCTCTTTTAACCAAGTCTTAAATTGATTTTCCATATTGACACCTATTAAAAAACCCTAGTCAATCACTAGGCCATAAACCCCTATTGCTAAGGGCTTACAGTCTCAGAGATTAAGCGGTTGCCGTTTCAGTCTCTACGGGCTTAACTGAGGGCGTATAGCACCATGATGGAATTGTTGCGCCTACGCCGTCACGAATCGGCATAATAACCCCGATAAAGTTATCTACGCCTATGTTTACCAGTGCGCTATTATTTCCCCGTTGCAAAATAGATACAGTAGGCGTTGCGCCCTTTTTACTTTCTTTTATATCTAACGCCGCTTGGTGAAATGCCATTAAATATTCAGGGTTAAAACTAGCGGGCGCAATATCCTCATCTTTTAAGACTAGGGGCAAAACACGATCACAATCGGGAAAATTCCCGTCTAATGCTTGGAATGTTTGTTCACCAGTAGGCGTTATGACGTGAATTTTTACCCCGTCAATAGTGAAATGTAGTATTTCATTGGCATTTTTAGCAGTGCCTACAAGGGTTTTTAGTGCGTCATTACCGATAATAACGCTACTCTTTTCCTTTGGTGCGTCATCTATCAATAAACGCCCTAGCATATGCCCGTTTGTAGATTCTAAGTAAGTGCCCCTATTGTTTTGCACTACATGGATACCGCATAAGTAATACCGCATATCCTTAGTAGAACTGAAACGATTAAGGGCTTTTAACTCTTTACGCATAACTGAAAATTTCATATGAACACCTATTAAAAAGAAAATTAAGCATGGGCAAACCCATGCCCCTAATGACAATCACTAGGCCACTAACCCCTAATTTAAGGGTTAGCAGTCTAGAGACTAAAAAGTTAAACAATCAAAATACGCTAGCAGTAGAGTAACCCATGCTATACAGAAAACTAAGCCACTAAGGGTATCGAGTAAGAATTGACGCATAGTTAACACCTATTAAGAGTTTTTAGCCAATAGATTAAATGATTTTAGATATTCTCTCGCGCCCTTGTAAGTATCGGCCATTATTTTGTCGCATAGTTGCCCGTTTTTATACAGTTTGACTATGTAATAACCATTGTGTGCGATACGTTCAAATGTAGTGTAATTCCCGTTTTTTTGCTCAGTGATTTTCATATTGACACCTATTAAAGTAGTTGATTGAAATTGAAATGTAAGGGCTAAAAAGCCCCTACACAATAGGTATATACCCTAGTTACTGTATAGCATCAGTTTGTGAAACGTGAAACACTGAAACACTACGCACTAGTTTGCTTGGTTTACCCGTTTCCTTGGATTCTGTATCTATCCAAGTAACGCACTTAACGCCCGTTTCACCCTTACGCACTTGCCTACCAAGGGCTAACCAAGCCTTATAGGTGAAAACGTTTTCCCTAGGGATAATGTCATTGTGTGCGATACCCTTAGATGCAAAGCCACTAAGGATAGTTTGATAGTTAAGTAAAGAATCACCATGCTTTGCACGATTAAGGGATTCTAGTGATTGAGTTTGTTTATCCATTTTTACACCTATTAAAAAAGATTGATTGAGATTAGATTCTAGGGATTAGATAACCCCTAGAAAATAGTGATTTTCCCTAGTTTTCAGGATATATCGCTATTGAACGAAACCCGTAGCACCATTGCGCCATTTTATTGTCTTTTAGTTCGTCAAATGCTTTTATGATTGTGGCTTGTGTAGCGTATACCTCTAGCCTAGCGTATTTGATAGCACTATCGATAGTGTGAAATGTTTTAGGACTATTGCCCTGAACTAGAACGATAAATTTATCCATTGTGAACACCTATTAAGTTAGTTAAACAACACTGATTATTTATTAACCAGTGCTACTAATATAACGCCTAGGCCACAATAAAGTAATTAGGACAAACCCTTAGTTATCCATAATAATTCCTATCAGTTCCCCTATATTAATAGTCAATTACTATTGTAATACTTTATTACTTATTAGTGGATTGTATGCGATAGTTGTATACAGTTTAGAGGGTTGCATCGTTATGGTGCATACGCCCCATATGCGAACGATTCTCATTTGGGTTTACTCTAGTTAGTGATTACTAACATACTTAATGCGAACGATTCTTATTTGTATTACAAGTTAGTGATTACTTACTCCGCACAAGTTAGTTAGTGCTTACTTCGATGTTAGTTAGTGCTCGCTAACAGCGGCACGAACAAAGTGAGTGCTTACTTTTGTATGGGGGGGAGGGGGTAGGCGGTGTGTGGAATATTTGTGGGAGCCTCCTATCCACACGAAAAGGTAAATTGGCTTTTTTGTGTCAAGCAGTCTGGATTGGTGGAAAAGTAAGGATAGATATGTTCTGATAAATAAACCCCTAACCCACCTAGAGAAGTGGATTAAGGGATTTGTCAGATTGCTCTGTCTTGGGTTGCTTATGTCCAAGCGTATCTATCAGGATTAGGTGTGTGCCACCTCTTGCCTAACAAAGCCCTGATAGCCACATTACGTTGTTTACTCCGTGTACCGCCACACATCAGAGCGGATTGGATTTGCCATCCAAGGCAGTACATCCATAATGCAGTCCTCCTGCTCGGTGGGTTTGGCAGTCTTCTGTCCCACAATACTTTACTAGCCAGAACGTTTCCGTGGTCTGTCAGGGACTACATCTATCCAAGGCTACGACACCTTGCAGACTCAACTTCCTACCCAACAGTTTGCACATAAGCCGATAGACTCTAGCAAAGACGCTTTTGCGTGAAATCAGTATATCAGGGATTACCCTATTGTTCAACATCTGAAAATAGTTGATAATGAATGAAGGCAACTTCCCTTTGTGGACAAAAGTAATGATTGAAACTAAAAAACCCCGTGGTAGACCAAAAGGCTCTACTAACAAACAGTTCTCCCTTACCAGTTATGCTGATAAGCCTGAACTCATTACTCTGCCCAAGACTGAGACTGCCCAACTCAAAGAATTGAAGAATCTGTTGATAAACAGCGCAGGTTCTAGAGTTGTCCACAAGGCGGTAGAGATTGCCATGAATGACGAACACCCTGCCCAACTAGCCGCCATTAAGTTGTGCATGGACAGAATGTTGCCCGTTTCTATGTTCGAGAAGGAAGGCAAGCAAAGAAGTGCTGTCACGATCAATATTACGGGCATTGGCGAAATAAGCCACGCTCCTACAATAGACGCAGAAGATGTGGAGGATAAAAATGGCTGATATGTTTGCTGATTTGCAAGGAATGGGGCTTACGCCACAGGAAATTAACAAGGTTGCCTATCATCGGCAAAACCTTGGAAACCCCTTTATAAACCAAGAGGGCAACCCAATGACCATCTATGCCACGGGAATAGAGATTCCTGAAGGCAAAAACAAGGGAAAGTATGTTTCAGTCCCTGGCTACGTGGGTGGACGCATAGTTACGGATGAAAACCAGTTATATGATATTTGGAAGAAAGACATCCAAAGCGGTAAATGGCCTATCTACGATACTGCTGACAAACTAAATGCTAGAGATGCTTGGTTGCATCAGATTATGGATAAAGACATGGCTCAATACTTTGAGCAACAAAGACTAAAGCAACCCTATCAGCAAATGGAAAGCCTTTTCTATCAAGACCCATTCTTGACCATCAAATGAGTGATCTGAACTTTAGCCTACTCCCGTGGCAAGAGACTGTTTTTAAGGATCAGACGAGGTTCAAAGTCATTGCCGCTGGTAGGCGTTGTGGCAAATCCCGTATGGCGGCAGTCACCCTACTTATTGAGGCACTCCGTTGCCCTGCGGGTTCTGCGGTGCTTTATGTTGCCCCTACCAATGGTCAGGCTAGACAGATTATTTGGCAAGTTTTAATGGAATTAGGACGAGAGGTTATCCAAAATGCCCACATCAACAACCAAGACATCACCACCATCAACGGAGCAACCATCTATGTCCGAGGTGCTGATAGACCCGATACCCTCCGTGGAGTCTCCCTCACCTACGCAGTCCTTGACGAAGTTGCCGACATCAAGCCCGAAGCGTGGGAACAAGTTATCCGAGCCTCTCTGTCCGATAAAAAAGGAAGAGCCATGTTCATCGGAACTCCCAAAGGAAGAAACTGGTTCTACGATCTGTTTAGATTGGGCGAAAGCGCAGAGGATAAAGACTGGAAATCTTGGCACTTCACCACCAAAGACAACCCCCTAATCGACCCTACTGAGATTGAGTCAGCCAAGAAAACCCTCTCCACCTTTGCTTTCAAGCAAGAATACATGGCTAGTTTCACCAATGCTGGTAGCAACATCTTCAAGGAAGAGTGGATCAAGTACGGGGAAGAGCCTGAATATGGCAGTTACTACATAGCCTGTGACTTGGCAGGATTCGAGGAAGTTGCCAAACAAGCGGCTAATTCCAAGAAACGGCTAGATCAGACGGCTATTGCTGTTGTCAAGGTAACGGATGATGGCAAATGGTTTGTCAAAGAGATTGTTTATGGGCGTTGGGACATCCGTGAGACTGCGGCAACGATCCTATTGAAGATGCGTGAATACAAGCCTTTGAGTGTAGGAATTGAGAAAGGTGCGCTAAAAAATGCAGTTTTGCCATATTTGTCTGACTTAATGCGTAAAAATAATGTATATTCGCACATAGTTGACTTAACGCATGGCAACAGGAAAAAGGCTGACAGAATTATCTGGAGTCTCCAAGGGCGGTTTGAGCATGGACGTATTGTGCTGAACTCTGAGGAGGATTGGGATGAATTTAAAGATCAACTTCTTTTATTTCCCGCCATTGGAGTGCATGATGATTTGCCAGATGCTCTCTCATATATAGATCAAATGGCTGTCACTTCTTACTTTGTGGACGATCAAGAAGATGATTGGGAGCCTCTGGACATCGTGAGTGGTGTATAAGGACAATAAATGGCAACAGATAAACAAGTCGGTATGGAAGAAAACGAGTTTGACGAGCCTAGTGAGGCTGACAAAGAACTTGTTGGATTTGTTGTAGACCACTGCAATCGGTGGCGTGACTACCGAGATGTTAACTTCCTTCCTGATTGGCTAGAGTACGAGCGCATCTTCCGTGGTCAATGGGCTTCTGAAGATAAAACCCGTGAATCTGAGCGTAGCCGTATCGTCACTCCCGCTACCCAACAAGCCGTAGAGACTCGCCATGCTGAGATCATGGAAGCAATCTTTGGTCAGGGCGACTACTTTGATATTGAAGACAACCTACAAGATGTAGGTGGCAACCCCATAGATGTTGAGTTAATCAAGGCTCAACTGATGGAAGACTTCAAAAAGGACAAAATACGCAAGTCCATCGACCAAATTGAGTTGATGGCTGAAATCTATGGAACAGGCATTGGCGAGATTATTGTCAAGACGGAGAAGGAATACGTCCCTGCTACGCAAGCGATCCCAGGCCAAGTCGGACAAGCCGCCATCGGAGTCTTAGAAAAAGACCGCATTGGCGTGAAGATCATGCCCGTCAACCCCAAGAACTTCTTGTTTGACCCTAACGGAACTAGCGTAGATGACTGTTTAGGCGTGGCTATCGAGAAATACGTGTCTATCCACAAGATTGTCCAAGGCATAGAGAAGGGTATCTACCGCAAAGTAGACATTACCACCTCTGGTGAAGACACAGACCTTGAGCCTACCCAAGAGGTAAGCCAATACCAAGATGAGAAAGTCTTGTTGTTGACCTACTATGGCTTAGTTCCACGGGAATACTTGAATAATCTCAAGGAAAACGAGGATATTGTTGAGTTGTTCCCTGAGAATTCTGCGGCAGAAGACTACACAGATATGGTGGAAGCCATTGTTGTGATTGCCAATGATGGTCAACTGCTCAAAGCAGAAGAAAACCCATACATGATGAAGGATCGTCCTGTTTTAAGTTATCAGGATGACACAGTTCCTAATCGTTTGTTAGGCAGAGGCACAGTAGAAAAAGCGTTCAATATGCAAAAGGCTATTGATGCTCAGACCCGTAGCCACTTGGATTCCTTAGCATTAACGACTAGCCCCATGATTGCGATGGATGCGACCCGTTTGCCAAGAGGAATGAAGTTTGAGGTGAAGCCTGGCAAGGCAATCCTCACCAATGGCGCACCTTCCGAAATTCTCTACCCCTTCAAGTTCGGTCAAACTGACCCCAACAACTTGGCTACGGCACGAGATTTTGAGCGTATGTTGTTACAAGCAACGGGAACTCTTGATTCTCAAGGCATGATCAGCAATGTTGCTAGAGATGGTGGTCAAGGCGGTATGTCTATGGCTGTCGCTTCTATTATCAAGAAGTACAAGCGTACTTTGGTGAACTTCCAAGAGGATTTCCTAATCCCGTTTATCAAGAAGGCGGCTTTCCGCTTCATGCAGTTTGACCCAGAACGCTATCCTTCTGTGGACATGAACTTTGTTCCTACGGCTACTCTTGGCATTATTGCTAGAGAGTACGAACAACAGCAGTTTATTGGTCTTTTGCAGACGCTTGGCCCCAATACTCCTGTGTTGCCAATCATCTTGAAGGGCATTTTGTCCAATTCAAGCCTATCTAATAGGTACGAGTTGATGCAAGCCTTGGATAAGATGAGCCAACCAGACGAGCAAGCACAGCAATTGGCGCAAGTTCAGCAACAATTGGCTCTCCAAGCGGCTCAAGCGCAGATTGCGGTTCAAACTACTCAGGCAGAACAGAATCGTGCAGAGGCTCAGAAGTTAATGACTGAAGCGCAGTTGATGCCACAAGAGGTGCAAGCCAAGATGAGTGCATCTTTGACCAAAAATCTACCTAATCAGGATGAAGCGGCAAGCCGTGAGTTCGATAAAAGGGTTAAGATTGCGGAGTTGATGCTCAAAGAAGCAGACATCAAGAACAAATCCAAGATTGTTGAGTTGCAGATGGCTGATAAACAGAACAAAGTGCAAGGAATGGAGCAAGACTTCCTTGACCAACTGACAAAACAACTATCTTCAACCCCACCAAAGGGTGAATAATGGATATTGAAAGCCTAGCCAAGGAGTTAATCCTTAAAAACATGAATCCTGAACAGCAATTGGCTGTTTTGGATGGGATTAAGGCTTCTGTCGCCCAAGCAAAAGAGGTTCAAAAGCAACGCATTGGTGAGAATGTGGGCTTGGTGGTTGATGCCCTCAAAAAGATTGAATCTGACATCCGTTCTCGCTATGACGAAGTGGGAAACGCCATTGAAAAACGAGTTGCCACCATCAAAGATGGTAAAGATGGCAAAGACGGAAGGGATGGACGCAATGGCAAAGACGGACGTGACGGAAAGCAAGGCGTTCAGGGAGTTAAAGGCGAAGATGGTCGAGATGGGCGTGATGGAGTGGATGGTATTGATGGTGTGTCTGTCACCTCTGCTCGTATCGATTTTGATGGTAGCCTTATCATTAGCCTTTCTAGTGGTATTGAACTCAATGTTGGTGAAGTTGTTGCTCCTGACCTTGCGGAATCCATCAAAGTTATTACTAATGGTGGCGGCACTTCTCAGTCTGTCCTTGATACCCTAGCCTCCCTACAAACCCAAATCAATAACCTGATTCCTAGTCAAACAGGAAACTCAGGTAAGTTCCTAACTACCAATGGCACAGCCCTTTCTTGGGCATCTGTCGCTGGTGGACTTAGTTACCAAGGAACTTGGAACGCATCTACCAATACGCCTACATTGGCGAGTAGCACAGGCACGAATGGTTACTACTACATCGTTGCAACGGCAGGAAGCACTAACTTAAACGGCATTACTGATTGGCAAGTTGGCGATTGGTTGCTGTTTAATGGCTCTGTTTGGCAAAAGATTGATCAGTCTGAGACATTACAGTTTGTCACTTCTACGGATACAAGCGTTACTGTAACAACGACAGGCTCAACGGCTGATCTTGCCGTTTATTCTTCCCCAAGACTAATCTCTCAAGTTAGAAATGAAACAGGCGCAACGCTAACCAAAGGCACAGTCGTTTATATCAATGGTGCTTCAGGCAATAAAGCGACTGTAACCAAGGCTCTTGCATCAGGGGACACAACATCAGCACAAACTATTGGCTTGATCTTTGCTGATATTTCAAATAACAACAATGGGTATGCAATTCTTGCAGGAGATATTGCAGGGCTAGACACATCTGCCTTTGCCGCTGGTACACAGTTGTATCTAAGTTCTACAACGGCAGGGGCATACACTTCTACCAAGCAATATGCACCAAACCATTTGGTCTATGTTGGCGTTGTTACCCGTAGCCATGTAAACCAAGGTTCTATTGAGGTAAGAATCCAAAATGGTTATGAGTTAGATGAGTTGCACAATGTGTCTGCTCAAACTCCTAGTAATGGTCACACAATCATTTGGAACGCCACAACTTCCCTTTGGGAATCCCATGCGTTGACAGCAGGAACTGCAATTAGCGTCACTAATGGTGCTGGCTCGATTACTGTTGCCAATACAGGCGTTACTTCTGCGGTAGCAGGAACTGGCATTTCAGTCTCAGGCGCTACGGGTGCTGTCACTATTACCAATTCTGCTCCAGATCAGACAGTTGCACTAACAGGTGCTGGTACTACAAGTATTACTGGCACTTATCCTAATTTCACTATCACTTCTAATGATGCGTATACAGGAACAGTTACTTCTGTAACAGGAACTTCTCCAATTGCATCTAGTGGCGGTACTACCCCTGCTATTTCCTTGGCATCTGGCTATGGTGATACACAAAATCCCTATGCTTCCAAGACTGCCAACTATTTCCTAGCCTCACCTAATGGAAGTGCGGGAGTACCAACATTCAGGGCAGTTGTTGCCGCTGACATTCCTACGCTGAATCAAAATACTACGGGAACGGCATCCAATGTAACTGGAACTGTGGCTATCGCTAATGGTGGCACAGGACAAACTACGGCAACTTCCGCTTTCAATGCTTTAGCCCCTAGTCAGACAAGTAATTCAGGCAAGTATCTAACCACAGATGGAACAAACACATCTTGGGCAACAGTTGTCTCAGGCGCAAGCATCAGCAACGATACAACTACATCGACTAACCTGTATCCATTGTTTGCGGCGGCTACTTCAGGTGTGCCAACAACGATTTACACGGGCAATACCAAGTATTTGTATAAGCCAAGTACGGGTGAGTTAAGTGCGCCAGCACCAATTGCTACTAATGGTATTTTGTTGCATAGCACGACAGTAGGAACAAGTTATACGATTGCTAGTGGAAATAATGGAATGTCAATAGGCCCCGTAACTGTGGCTAGTGGACAAGCGGTGACTATTAGTTCAGGTCAACGCTGGTTAGTTTTGTAAAGGATAACAATGCCATACGGAACAGTAAATGCAGACAAGATGACCACATCGGATGGTGTGAGTTCGTCTGGTCTTTATGGCTTTAAGAACCGCATCATCAATGGTGCGATGGTGATAGACCAGCGTAATGCGGGGGCTAGTGTTAGCATTTCGAGCAATACATACACATTAGATAGATATAGAAGTCTTGCAAGTGGTGGTGGTGTTTATTCAGTTCAACAATCATCTACTGCACCAACTGGGTTTAGTAATAGTATGGTGATGACTGTAACTACTACTGCGGGTTCTCCAGCATCAGGAAATTATTATGCATTAAGGCAATCTATTGAAGGTTATAACATAGCCGATTTAAATCAAGGGTCAGCAAGCGCAAGCACATTTACAATATCTTTTTGGGTACGTTCTTCTGTTACTGGAACATTTGGCGGTTCTGTTGATAATGATGTCGATAGGTCTTATCCATTTACTTTTTCCATTTCTTCTGCAAACACTTGGGAACAAAAGTCAGTAACAATTACTGGATGTACCGATGGAACTTGGAATAAAACAAACGGAATTGGAATAAATTTACAAATTGCATTAGGTACTGGCTCTGGAAAAGCAGGAACTGCTGGTGCATGGTCAAGCACAATTTATTTTTCTGCTACTGGTGCAACTAATTTAATGGCTACAAACGGAGCAACCTTCTACATCACAGGCGTACAACTCGAAAAAGGCTCAACAGCAACGAGTTTTGATTACCGACCTTATGGTACTGAGTTGCAGTTATGTCAGAGGTATTGTGTTAAGTATGACTCATCATCTGCTGGTAATGTTTACTGGCGTTATGGTATTGGTGAGTGTATTACTACTACTCAAGCGCAACAAGTAT